GACGCATCAGGAGCGGCACGATCTACGAATTCCAGCCGCACCGATGTCGCCATCCTGGAGTCCTATGGGTTCAGCAATCAGTCGCCGAAATCGAATCCTCCCGTCCGTGATCGGGTGGCTTCTGTTCAAGCTTTGCTGGAGAACGGGAAGGGCGAGGTGAGGCTGCAGGTAGCGGCGCACTGCAAACGGACCATTGAGTGCTTGGAGCTGCAGAGCTACACGGAGCAGGGCGAGCCGGACAAGGACGCGGGCTATGACCACATGAACGACGCCCTGGGCTATTTAGTGTTCCGCGAGTTCTCGATACTTCACGCCCGCGCTGGTCGAGGCACAGGAATCAGGCTTTACTAAGCTGTGCTTATTAAGTAGGGCGGGCCGTGTATTCATCGTTTGCAGGTGGTCGCCAGCGTGCTT